GGATGGCATCAAGGATGATCAGTGACTCTACAGATACATTCTTTCTCAGATGTTCTTTGACAAGGATGGGATGACTACCGTTCTGACACTGAAACACAGAGTTGAAGTCTCTACCATCAAACAACTGTTCCATCTCTTGTCGGAACACATATCGCAGACTCTGCACTTTCTTTTGCCAAGTCTGATACTGTTCCTCTCCTATCTGAATGATCTCACCGATCCACATCTTCTCTGGGTTATCACACTGTGAGAAGATTGCGGTGAAATAATCAACGATCTCTCCGTCTTTCTTCTGACGGGACATCTTTTCAAAAAAATATTTATCTTTCCTCTTATTGAAAGAGGCGGTAGACGCTCTCGTCTTACCGCCGTATTTGAAGTAATCGAAGTTGTCCTTCGTAAAATGATTTTTGAATGCTAGATAAGTCTTATAGCAATCAAACGCAGTCATAAGGGCAGTCTTGCGCGTGATGTTTTTTTGAGGAAATTGAGTTCCTGAGCTTCCCATTTCAGTTTCTCCTTCAGAGGTTTTGAAATGAGTTTGGGCACTGAATCCAGTTCAATCGCATTCTTTTCACAGTAGTAGATGATTGCATCAATATAACTCATTTTGTCCTTAGAGACAATACCTTCGATCTCCTGCGCGAACCTTGCGGAACACAAGAACTTCTTTTCTAGAGCCTTGTTGATGTCATCCATTAACCACCATTCTGTTTTCGACAAAGTTTTTAACATAATTCACCAAGAGTTTAATAAAGTCACTTTTGTTGCGTTTATCATAAATGTGAACCTCACCACCAGGAGTTACCATGATTGTAATGAGTTTCTTGACAGGAATGCCAGTCAATTCGTAATACATGCACGCATATGCAGTCTCTTGGACAAAGTATTGTTCAATCCATTTTTCAGGTTTGATCTTGTCAGATGTCTTGAAGTCAATGACTGCAAGTTCTCCTTCATACTCTGCGATACAATCCACTCGGCCTGCAAGTCCCAGATACTCAGAGTATAGAGTTCTTTCGATTGCGTGGATCGTACCTATCTTATCAAGATAAGGTTTTGCGTGGTGGAACATGAATCGAGTTGCGGGAAGATAGTCATCCCATTTCAACTCTCTGTTTTCTAGATACGCCTGTGCGGCTTCGTGAAAATCCGTGCCTCTTGTTGTGGCTCTCTTCGTAATACGATTGGCTTCCTCATCACCTACCCGTTGTCTCCACTTAATGAAAACGTCTCTGTTGTAGAAACTGGTGACTGAAGTAATAGAAGGCACCCAATCACCATTGGGTAACTTATATAGGCGCATTCCATTAGTCTCTTTTTTATCTAACTCAAGATCACCAAGGTGATTTTCAACAATGAACATTACATACCTAGAGCAAGTTTCCTAATGAGATACTCCCGTACAAGACCAGAACGAACGATGTCATTGACATTGAACTCGACCATCTGGAAGAGTTCAGGCATCTGTTCCAGGATCTTCATGAAGTCCAGGATGCCATTCTTTTCATGAGTCTTCTGCAAGTCTGTCTGAGTTGCGTCACCACAGAAGATGATCTTACAATCCTCACCACAACGTGTGATGATGGAGTCGAGTTCATGGAAGTTGAGGTTCTGACACTCATCAACCAGAACGATAGCTTTGTCAATCGTAGTACCACGAATGAAAGAAGTTGACCAGAACTTTATGGTCTCCTGCATTTTCAGGTTACCATACAGCATTTCAAAGTCAGCATCAGTAGCCATCTCAAACATATATTTTACCATATGTTTGTATGGAATTTGATACAAAGACGACTTGTCTTCATGGTCACCAGGAAGGAAACCAATCTCCCGTGTCGAAACAAGAGAACGAACCACATACACTTTGTCGTAAGGAGTGTATTGATCAAGCACGTCTCTCAATGCGAGGTACAATGCAACGAACGTCTTACCCGTTCCAGCTGCACCGTATGCAAAAATATTCTTACCCTCTTTGTATGAATCAAAGAGAACTTTCTGATTGTCCGTGATCGGTTCAATTTTTGTCAACAGATCAGTGTTGATCGGTTTCTTTCTCTTCATTTGTTTCGCGGTCATTCCGACGCCGATGGGTGAGTTTCCTTTTCTTGCCATTAGTGATTGATTTTGGTAACGCGGGCTCCTGGTGCTTTGGATGCTTTATGAAGTACATCATTCCATCCTGGGTTTCTAGCGATGAGTTTGTCTCGCCATTCACCTATCTCTGCACATCCAGGTGCGGTTGAGGGATCAGACCAGTCTCTCTGCCAGTCTGGATTATCTTTACACCAATCATCCCATTCATGAACACTCAGTGAGATCGATTTTTGTTCACCAGTCTCTTTATTAATTACAGGGTATGTTGCCATGTCTTGGATCTTACGTAGTTTTATTTAGACCCACTCAAGGGCTTCGGAGACAGTAGGGAACTGTTCGATGAATACTTTCTTAGCATTCTCCGCAACTTGCATGTGTTCCTTCTGAGTTCCGTGTGCAGAACGCAGAGTGATGTAGTGAATCCAAGAACGGCAAGAACCCGTCATGTAGATTCTGGTGGGCGTGCAGAGAGGCAAAACATTACGAGCACACTCCTTTGCGACACCTCGTTTCAACATCTGTTGGTACAGAGCCATAGAGGAGTCAAACAGAGTCTGCATCTGTTTCTCTAGAATCTGAACCTCAAAGGGATCCAGATCATCAATACTGTTCTGACGATTCTTCTCATCCTGACGACGCAGTTCAGGCAGAGGAATCTGATTACCAAGTAGAGAAGAGTCTGCATACCGTTGCGAAAACTCTTGATATGTAAATGAGCGGTGGCGCAAAATTTGAGCCGCGATAGCTCTGGTGGTCTCGATCTCCAGAGTCATCGTGGACTGTTCAAACACAGACCAGTGATTATGTTTGATGCAATACTTCAACAGTCCTGCATACTTTTCATTGTCCTGATTGGCAGGATTACTCACACGAGCAATGTACGCCATCGTTTGTTCAGCGTCAGGAGTGACACTTACAAGTTTCACATTAGTCGGGGTAGCCATCATCATCCTCAAAAATTTCGTCGTAGTCAGTAATGTGTGGTGCGATCTCTTCGTATTTGTATGAAGTCACATCAGAGTAAACCTCAGACTTCAAACATTCTACCAGAGATTCCAGATTACGGACGATCAGTTTCAGTTTCTCCTTGTCCATCGTTGTCTCCATAATTATTCAAAAGTTCAGAAATAATTTTTTCACTACCATTGATACTCTGAATCTCATAGAAGTTTGTTTTCATATACTTCTTGAGTCTCTTGTATTCTTTGGTGAGTTTATTCACCTCCTCCATGTTGAGGCGAATACCCTTCTTCTTTTCATTACCATCAAAACCAAAACCAATACTCATCGTTCCCTCTTCTTCTTAGCTTCAGGTTTAGGTAAGTTCCACAGTTTAGGATTGATAGTTCCAGGACCAAAGTCAATGGAGATCACAGTGTTTGGTCCAAACTTATCATAGTACATATCAAACAACCTAGAACGTTTTGCTGTTCGCACCAAGTCTCTTCGGATGTCTCCGTCAGGACTACGGTAGGTAATCAGATATGCATCAGTTGGATTTGACGTGTTAGTGGCGTCCATCTCATTACAATTTTCAACAAGAAGTTCTGTAGAGTAAATTGTTTTGTGATCCTTCTTATCCGAAGGAGTCCAGTAATTTTCCTGCATTACTTCTTCTGTTGTTTGGACTTTTTGAGTCATGTTCAACCTCCTCGGTTACCCCATTCGATGTCTGGGAATGCTTCTTCTACAACTGGTCGTGAGAGTTTATATTTTTCGGTCAGATTCTTATCTTTCACCAGACAAACAATATCGGCTTCATCTGGATGAAGTCCTTCAAGAAGTTGGAGGAACAGTTGTTCTCTCTTGACTGGACGAAGGAAATCATTACCACCTTTCACAAAGTTGTAAAGAACTTTCCACTCATGTGCAAGGTAGGTGTGTTCAGTGCCTGCAGGTGCCTCATTCTTATTGTAAGGAACTTCACCTTCAGGCAGAACAGATACAACGGTATCATCAAAGTTCCAAATCAGAATAGCCTTGAGATGCAAGGACTCATTCTCCTTCAGAACTTGAATCTTTTTGGCTTTAGTTCTCTGTTTGGAAACCTTTGCGAGGACTTCACTCAACAGAGGATTACTTG